AATTCAGCGGGTTCAGCGGGGCATAAGCCTGATATGATGCTTATTATTGATGCTGATTCATATGGCTATGAAAAATATGTTGAATATCAGGCGAAAAAATATAGCATTTATAAAACTTTTGGGCGAAAAGATGGCTTTATAGAATTGTATTGTGAGGAAAAACAAGGTGACTAAAATAAAAGGGATTGCGGGCGAAATTGAAAAAGCGCTTAAAGCCTATGCTTATGATGTTGCTGAAGATATTAATATTGCAAAAAATGAAGTATCAAAAGAATTTAAAAGCGATGTAACAAAAGATAGCCCTGAACAAACTGGCTCATATCAAAAAGGTTGGCGCATCAAAAAGTTTAAGAAGAGCAATATCATTTACAATAAAACTGATTATCAACTAACCCATTTGCTAGAACATGGGCATATAAACAAAGATGGCGGGCGAACTAGCCCAAGAATTCATATTCGCCCCAATGAAGAAAAAGCGGTTAAAGATTTTTTAAAGCGAGTTAAAAAGGCGGTAAAAGAATGAACTTGCAAGAACTTCATTTAATTCTTGAAGCAACGGGCTTTCCCGTTGCTTATTCGCATTTTGTAGAATCTGAAAATGAGCCATTGCCAAGCCCCCCTTTTATTGCTTACTTGGTAACTTATTCTTCAAATTTATACGCTGATAATCAAGTGTATAAACAAGTTCAGAATGCGCAAATTGAACTATATACAAAGCGAAAAGATTTAGAAGCTGAAGCAATCGTTGAAGAACTTTTAAATGAAAATGAATTGCCCTTTTATACAAGTGAAACTTTTATTGATTCAGAGCAGATATATCAAAAAATATATGAAGTGAGGTTATTTTAAATGGCTGATAACAAAGTTGTTTTTGGTTTACGAAATGCGCATTATTCAATCATTACTGAAGGAGAAGGCGGGGCAATTACTTATTCAACGCCCGTTGCATTAAAAGGAGCCGTTGAAATATCGCTTGAACCTAGAGGGGAAACAACTGATTTTTACGCTGATGATATTTTATATTACACAACTTCAACCAATCAAGGTTATGAAACAACTTTAACAGTTGCCAATATCCCGCAAGAATTCAGAACCGATGTATTAGGGGAAACCCTTGAAGGTACTGATAATGTTTTAACTGAATCAGTTGAAACAAAAACAAAAAAAATTGCTTTTATGTTTGAATTTGATGGAGATTTAAAAGCGGTTCGCCATTGCTTATATTATTGCACAGTAACCCGCCCTTCATTGACTTCAGCAACTAAAAGCGAATCAGCGGAGCCACAAACGCAAGAATTGGCTTTAATTTCAGCGCCACGCCCTGAAGATGGAGTTGTTAAGCGTTCAACAACGCCTGAAACGCCTGATGGAGTTTATAATGCTTGGTATACAAATGTTTATTTACCCGCAGTAGTTTAAAAAAGGATTGATTACATGGAAAAGACAATAACAATTGATGGCAAAGAAATTAGATTCAAAACGAATGGGGCAACCCCTTTGAGGTATAAAGCCCAATTTGGGCAAGATTATTTCAAAGAGATTTTAAAAATGGCGCCCCTTGAAGCATTATCAAAGAAGAAAAAACAAGATGTAACGGCAAAAGACCTTGAAGTTTTAGACTTTGAGGTTTTTTATAACTTGGCTTGGATTATGGCAAAAACGGCTGATTCAACCATACCTGAACCTATTGCATGGTTAGAACAATTTGATGAATTCCCAATGGCTGAAATTATCCCAGAATTGCAAGATATGCTTCTTGCTTCAATTCAAACGACAAAAAAAAAGTAACTGAAGGCGATAGCGAACCAATAACAACCGAGATGTTTCAAGTTATTTGTTATCAAGCGCAATTAACTTTGCCTGATTTGGAGATTATGAGCATTGGAAATTGCCTTGATTATGTCCAAGAATGGATTGAAGCCCACAACCCAAAAAAGAAAAGAGTAAGAAAAGCAACGCAAGCTGATTTTGATAACTTCTAAAATTAGGAGGTGAAGAAATGGCTGAACGAATTAAGGGAATAACGGTTGAAATTGGCGGGGATACGGTAGGATTAGACAAAGCCCTAAAAGGGGTAAACCAAACTAGTCGAAGCTTGCAAAGTGAATTAAAAGATGTTCAACGCCTTTTGAAATTCGACCCTAACAATGCTGAATTAATGGCACAAAAACAGAACCTTTTAAATGACCAAATTGAAAACACAAATAAGAAGCTGAAGCAATTAAAAGAAGCTGAAGCCCAAGTTCAAGCGCAATTTGAAAAGGGCGATATTAAAGAAGAACAATATAGAGCCTTTCAACGTGAATTACAAGATACACAACAATTTTTGCGCCATACTGAAAATGCTTTAGCTGATTTAAAAGATGAACAAGATGAAGTTGGGAATAATACAAAGCAATTAAATCAGTTATTTCAAACCCAAAATAAAACACTTGAAGATTATGCTGATGTTCTTGGAAATAGGCTTGTAAGAAGCATACAAAATGGAACGGCTTCAAGCCGAGATTTGCAAAAGGCTTTTAGATTAGTTGGAAAAGATGCGCTTGGTGCTTCAGTTGATGTTGATGAAATTCGCCAAGCTTTAAATAAATTAGATTCAGGCGAAGCTTCAATAAAAGCCATAAGAAAAGAACTTCAAAAGCTTTCAAGCGATGCGGGCGAAGCTGAAGGCGCAATTGACAAGCTTGGAAATAAATTAGGCGGTTTAGAAGGTGCAATTGGCGGGATTGGTGCGGGGCTTGGTATTAGTGAAATAGTTGGCAAGTCGCTTGAAATGGGCGATTTAAAAGCCCAAATTGATGTATCAATGAATATTCCCCCTGAAGCAAAACAAACGGTTTATGATTCGATTAAGAGCGTTGAAGCCTATGGGATTGATGCCCAAGAAGCTTTATCAGGGGTTAGGAAGCAATTTCAGTTAAATGCTGATGTATCAGATAAAGAAAATGCGAAAATTGTTAAATATGCGGGCGTTATTCAAAAAGCCTATCAAGATATAGATTTTAATGAACTCATTCAAGAAACTAATGAAATGACAAAAGGGTTAAATATGAGCCAAGAAGAAGCGCTTGGCATGACTAAAACCCTATTAGATATGGGCTTTCCCCCTGAACAACTTGATATTATAAGCGAATACGGAAGCCAACTATCAAGGGCGGGCTATACGGCTGAAGAGATTCAAGGCGTTTTTGCTTCAGGGATTCAAACAAAATCTTGGAATATTGATAACTTAATGGATGGGCTAAAAGAAGGAAGAATTCTTTTAGCTGAATTTGGGGCTGAAGTACCAAAAGCCGTTGCTGATAGTTTGGCGGGAACCAATATAAGCGCCCAACAAGTTCAGGCTTGGGGGCAAGCGATGGCTGAAGGCGGGCAAAAAGGAAAAGATGCCATGTTTGATGTTGCGCTTGCTTTATCCCAAGTTGAAGATGAAACGAAGCGCAATGAGCTTGGAACGAAGCTATTTGGCACGATGTGGGAAGAGCAAGGAAAGAATATAACAGATACGATTATTGGCGCAAAAGATAATCAAATTGCCTTAACTGAAGGAACCAATAATTTAGCTGAAGCAACTAAAAAAATTGATGCAAGCCCCCAAGTTGCTTTGAATAATGCTTTGACCGCAATGAATGAAGCCCTAGCCCCTTTATTTACAATGGTTGCGCAATTTGTAACGGTTATAGCAAATTGGGCTTCTCAAAATCCAGTATTAGCGGGAACGATTGTTGCAATTGTAACAGTTCTTGGCATCTTAATTGGAATAGCTTTAGCAGTAACTTCAGCTTTTGCCTTGGCTTCAGCAAGTGGAATTACTTTAGCGGGTGTTATGGCGGTTTTGACTTCTCCTATAACTTTAGTTATTGCAATAATCGTTGCTTTAATTGCAATTGGCGTTGCCCTATATAAAAATTGGGGAACCATTCAGGAAAAGGGAAGAGCATTAAATAAAACTGTTTCTGAAGCATTTTCTAATATGAGAAAAGCCGTTGCTGAAAAGATGCAAGAAATATGGACAAAGATAAAAGAGATTTGGGGCAAAGTTGAAGGCTTCTTTGAAGGCATTGACTTGAAGCAAATAGGTAAAGACATAATTTCAGGATTAATTAACGGGATAACGGCAAAAGCAACTGAATTATATAGAAAAGCAACTGAAATTGCTTCAAATATTTCTAAAAAAATCAAAAAAGCCCTAGATTCAAAAAGCCCTTCAAGGGTAACAATGAAAATTGGTAAAGATGTGGGCGAAGGTTTGGCTATTGGAATTGACCGTTCAAAAGGTATTGTTGGAAAGTCAGCAACGGGATTGGCAAGCGAAGTTGTAACTTCAGTTGGTTCATTTGCGGGAAAAGTTGGAAATACGGCTAACCAATTAGCGGAGCAAGTAATAAAAACTTTTGAAGCTTTTCTTCCTGATGCGGGCGATGATATTTTAAATAAATACTTTAATGCGATTCGTGACGATGGCGATTATATGAATGATTGGCTTACTCATTTACCAAAAGAAATGAATAGCGCCCTAAAGGGGATTGGAAAGCTTTTAGCGCCTGAACTAGAGGGGCAAGCTTTAACTGGTAATCCAAACGCTGATTTTGCTTATCAGTATGATAAATATAGAGCGCCTTTAACTGTTAATTTACATTCACCAAAAGCCCTTGATGTGAGAGAAGCTAACAAAGTATTTAATAGAACTGTAAATAAAATGTCGTTGATGTGGTAGGGGGTGCGATATGTTAAAAATCAAACAACTTCAGATTTTAGATAAAAATAATAGAATGGTAAGCATTGATGGTTATCGTATTGAAAACTTTCCCTTGCAAGGGGGCGAAGAAGCCAACATGGTAAGTATTAAAAGTTGGAATCAGCATGGTAATAGCTTTGTCAATGCATTTATGGAATCGTTTGAAGGTGAACTTGATTTTATTATTCCAACTTTTAATAGAACCCCGCATGAAATTTTATGTAGAAGAAAAGCAATAACTTCAGTTTGTAACCCTTTAAATGGGGTTGTAACTTTAAAAGTTATTTTAAATACGGGCGATGTTTTTTTAAGAGATGTAACTTTTATCAGCGCCCCAAATTTCCCAATTGGATTTGAAAACAGAAATAAAGATTGGCAAAAAGTGAAATTGATTTATGAAGCAAATAACCCTTTTTGGTATTCTGAACAATCTATTTTTGAATCTTTTCAAGGAGTTACCCCTTTATTTAATTTACCTTTTACAATGTCCACAACTAGCCCCGTAATTCTTGGGGAAATCATTCCCGCAAATGTTGCAACCAATCAAGGGCAAGTTGAAGCGCCCGTTATTATTCGGATAAGAGGGGCTTGTATTAATCCAATGATTCAAAACTTAACAACTGGCGAATTTATAGGCTTTAAAGATTTAACAATGGTTGCGGGCGATGAATTAATTATTGATACTACTTTTGGAAGAAAAAAAGTTGAATTAAATGGGCAAAATGTTTTCAACAAGCTTGATTTTGCTTCAACCTTTTTCAATTTAATTAAAGGTGCAAATGAAATTGATTTTACTGATTCTTCAGCTTCAAATGAAGCTTCAATTCAATTTATTTATAGAAATTTATATGTAACTTTATAGAGGTGAAAAGATGGCTTTAAACTCTTATTTTTATGATTCGGTAAATAGTGATAGACCCTATTCGGCAAAAGATTTTGCAACGGCTTTTGGTATAGGTTTTGAAACTGGTTTTTTAATTAGAGAAACCCAAGGCGGGCGATTTGGCTTTGATATTGGGGGAACCAATTACACAACTATTTATGAAGGTAAAGCAATCATTGAAGGGCATTTTGTTGAAGTAACTGGAAATGAAATTTTAACGGTTCCGAGTGGTACTTATTCAGGGCAAATTGTTTTAAGGCTTGATGCTGATAATGCAAGAAGCGTATCTTTGATTGTTAAATCTGATAGAACGCCTATTCAAACGCCCGCATTATATGAATTGCCCATTTACGATGCCAATGTTACAAATGGAGTTATTACGGGCGTTATAGATAAGCGTTATCAGGGCGGGGCGGTTCCTAATAATCATAGACATAAACAAGACCATATTGACGGGCTTGAAAATGTTGTTACTTATTTTGTAAGAGATAATGGCGTTTATTTGCAAGTAGGAGATTATTCAATTGCCCTTACACCCGCACAACCGCCTTATAGTGCTAAACGGGTTTGGATTCAAACGGATTAAGGGGGGCTTAAATCATGGCAAA